ATGAAGTTGTCCGACCTTTTCACCAACCTCGCCGATGGCGCCCGCAGCTTCGAGGGGCGGATCAAGAAATGGCAGGAGGAGCTTGAGGCGAAGAGCGCCGAGATGGAGGCTGGTGCCCGTCGCTGGCAGGAGGGCGCCGAAGCCCGTCAGGAAGAGTTGAAGAAGAAGGTTCAGGGCTATCTGGACGACGCCAGCGAAAGCGTGCGCACGCAATGGAACAGCATGCAGGAAGGCTGGGACAAGCAGGTGGCCGAAACCAAGGCCAAGGCCGCCGAAATGCGCGCCAAGGTCGACAGCATGAATGCCGAGGATTACGCCGACTGGTCCGAAGCCTATGCCGCCAATATGGTCGCCTATGCCCAGTCCATTCAGGATGAGGCCAGCACAGCCGTTGCCGCCGCCGCCGAGGCCCGCGCCAAGGCCGATGCGCTGAAGCCCAAGACGAGCTGATTTTCAACTGATCCTTCCGCGTCCCCCCATCTTGCGGGGGCGCGGATTCGGGGCTGTTGCACCCTGAACTGGCCCCCCGTTGCGCAGCGTGCGCTGGGGTGTTGCGCTGGCTAGTTCATTGTTTTCACATAAAGAATAACGAAACGTTACTCAACCTTGGGTTAAGCGTTGACTCGGCGAACGCCCTGAAGTAGAAAGTATACATGCTGGGAGAGGTGGGCAAGCGGCCGGGTTGAGGGACCCGAGGCCGCTTTTTTCATGTCTCGCTCGTGCGGACAGGCACACGAGGGCAGGGCGACACACGAATGACGATGAACTTCGATCCGGGGCCGGAGGCGCCGGAAGGGCCTTTCGTGCCCGGCGCCGCCTTGGCGCAAGATATGGATGTGGTCGAAATCGCCGATGGGCTGTTTCGGTCCTATGCGGGGGATCTTCACCAGCTTCGGCTGAAGATCCAGGCCGGGGAAACAGATGATCTGAAGGAATCCGGCAGACTGGTGCGCGACCTGCGGGCCGCGGCCCATCTGGTGCTGGAGGAAAGGAGCAAGGTTGACAAGCTTCGCAAGGACGCTGCCGGAGCGGTCGGGACAGGTGTCCTTGACCTTGCCGCAGCACGAGATGAAATCGGGCGCCGCCTGGCTTGCCTGCGCAGAGCCGGAGGAGGTTGACGAGTTCCTGGGCGGGCTGAGCGAGAACGCTTTGGCCGCGTTGCCCTGGCTGTTCGAGTTCTGGGCGCTGCCGCATCAGCTGCCGCCCAGAGGGGACTGGAAAAGCTGGGTGATCATGGGTGGACGCGGCGCGGGGAAAACCCGCGCCGGCTCGGAATGGGTCAGGGCCCAGGTCGAGGGCGCGACGCCCGAGGCACCGGGCCGGGCGAGCCGCGTGGCGCTGGTCAGCGAGACCTTTGACCAGGCCCGCGACGTGATGGTCTTTGGCGAGTCGGGCATTCTGGCCTGCTCGCCCCCGGACCGCCGTCCGGTCTGGGAGGCGGGACGGCGCCGGCTGCTTTGGCCCAATGGCGCCACCGCGCAGGTCTATTCGGCGCATGAGCCCGAGGCCCTGCGCGGACCGCAATTCGATGCGGCCTGGGTCGATGAGCTGGCCAAGTGGAAAAAGGCCGAAGATACATGGGACATGCTGCAATTCGCCCTGCGTCTGGGCGAGCATCCGCAGCAGGTCGTCACCACCACGCCACGGAATGTGGCGGTGCTGAAGCGGATTCTGGGCAATGCCTCGACCGTTACGACCCATGCGCCGACGGATGCGAACCGCGCCTATCTGGCGGAGAGCTTCCTGAGCGAGGTCGAGGCGCGCTATGCCGGCACCCGTCTGGGCCGGCAGGAGCTGGAAGGGGTGTTGCTGGATGATGTCGAGGGGGCGCTTTGGGCGACTGCGACCATCGAGCGTTGCCGGGTCGATGCGGCGCCGAAGCTGTCGCGCATCGTCGTTGCCGTCGATCCGGCGGTGACGGGGGGCGCGGGCTCGGATGAATGCGGCATCGTGGTGGCGGGGGCCGTCACCGAAGGGCCGGTCACCGACTGGCGCGCCTATGTTCTGGAGGACGCGACCGTCAGGGGCGGACCTTTGGACTGGGCGCGGGCCGCCATCGCCGCGATGGAGCGGCATGGCGCCGAGCGGCTGGTCGCGGAGGTCAATCAGGGCGGCGATCTGGTCGAGAGCGTGATCCGCCAGATCGATCCGCTGGTGCCGTTCCGCGCCTTGCGGGCGGGGCGCGGCAAGGGGTTGCGGGCCGAGCCGGTGGCGGCACTTTACGAGCAGGGGCGGGTTCACCACCTGCGGGGCCTGGGTGCGCTGGAGGACCAGATGTGCCGCATGACGCTGCATGGCTATGACGGCAAGGGCTCGCCCGACCGGCTGGATGCGCTGGTCTGGGCGGTCCATGAGCTGATGATCGAGCCTTCGGCGCATTACCGGCGGCCGCAGGTGCGGGGGCTGTAAGCCGGGGCTCTGCCCCGGACCCCGGGATATTTGGGCATGAAAGAACGGGCGCCGGATCATCTCTCGGGGTCTGCAAAGGGTCGCGTCTTGCGGCCCTTTTTTCTTGGGATTTCAGGAGGAACCTATGGCGTTTCGTTGGTTCGGGCGGGAAAGCGCGCCCGTCGAGGTCGAAAAGAAGGCGAGTGCTACAGGCAAGCTGGTGGCGCTGGCCTCGGGCTCGGGGCGGGTGGTGTGGTCGCCGCGCGATACGGTCAGCCTGACGCGGACGGGGTTTGCCGGAAATCCGGTCGGCTTTCGCGCCGTGCGGCTGATCGCCGAAGCTGCCGCCGCCGTGCCGCTGATCTGTCAGGATCGCGAACGGCGCTATGAGGTGCATCCGGTGCTGGACCTGCTGCGGCGGCCCAATGCCGGGCAGGGGCGGGCCGAGCTGTTCGAGGCGCTGATCGGGCAGATCCTGCTGAGCGGCAACGGCTATCTGGAGGCGGTGGGCGAGGGGGCCAAGGGGCTGCCCTCGGAGCTGCATGTGCTGCGCTCGGACCGGATGTCGGTGGTGCCGGGGACGGATGGCTGGCCCGAGGCCTATGAATATGCGCTGGGCGGGCGGAAGTTCCGGTTCGACATGACCGGCAGTCCCGATCCGATCTGTCATATCCGCAGTTTTCACCCGCTGGACGACCATTACGGACTGTCGCCGATGCAGGCGGCTGCTGTGGCGGTCGATGTGCATAACAGCGCCTCAGGTTGGTCGAAGGCGCTTTTGGACAATGCAGCGCGGCCCTCGGGGGCGATCATCTACAAGGGCGCGGATGGGCAGGGGAGCCTGTCTTCGGATCAGTATGACCGGCTGGTGACCGAGATGGAGATGCATCATCAGGGCGCGCGCAATGCCGGGCGGCCGATGCTGCTGGAGGGCGGGCTGGACTGGAAGCCGATGGGGTTCAGCCCCAGCGACATGGAGTTTCATGAGACCAAGAAGGCCGCCGCGCGCGAGATCGCGCAGGCCTTTGGCGTGCCGCCGATGCTGATCGGCATTCCGGGCGATGCGACCTATGCCAATTACGCCGAGGCGCATCGGGCATTCTACCGCCTGACCGTGCTGCCGCTGGTCACGCGCGTGGCCAGTGCGCTGGCCTGGTGGCTGGGTGAGCATCTGGGCGCCGAGATCGATCTGCGGCCCGATCCCGATCAGGTCCCGGCCTTGGCCGAGGAACGTGACCAGCAATGGAAGCGTATCGGCGAAGCGAGCTTTCTGACCGAGGCCGAGAAGCGTGCGGCGCTGGGCCTGCCGCCGATCGCGGAGGGCTGAGATGGAGGGCTCGCGTTTCGTCAAGGAGCCATTCGACTGGCACGACCAGCGCCTTGATACGCAGGAGCGGATCATGGCGCTGCAATTCGGCCAGGTCGAGCGCCGGCTGGAGCGGATCGAGGCGCTGATCGAAGGGCTGGAGCGGCGGCTGTGGATGACCGTCTATGGCGTGGTCGCGGTGATCCTGACCCAGGCGGTGCAGTCGATCCTGGAATATGCACCGAAAGGAGGGTGACGTGAATTCAAAGGATTACGGGCTCGAGTTGAAGTATGCGCCGGGCGCGCAGATCGTCAGCGACGGCACGCAGATCGAGGGCTATGCCAGCCTGTTCGGCCTGACCGATCAGGGTGGCGACATCGTCCAGAAGGGGGCCTATGCCGCCAGCCTGAAGCGGCTGGAGGCGCGCGGCGACAAGGTGCGGATGCTGTGGCAGCACGATCCGACCCGGCCCATCGGCGTCTGGGAGGAAATCCGCGAGGACGACAAGGGCCTGTGGGTCAAGGGCCGCCTTTTGCCCGAGATTGCCCAGGCCCGCGAGGCGGCGGCGCTGATCGCGGCGGGGGCCATCGATGGGTTGTCGATCGGCTATCGCACCATCTCTGCCGAGCGCGACAGCAAGGGCCGCCGCCTGCTGAGTGAGGTCGAGCTGTGGGAGGTGTCTCTGGTCACATTCCCGATGCTGGCCGAGGCCAAGGTCGGCAAGAAATCCGACCGCGGTTCCGAAGAAATCACCGAGATGGCAGCGGCCTTTCGGGCCGCCACCATGGCGCTGCGCGCCGAATAAGTTTCACCGATTGGAGGGGAACCATGACCGAGGTGAAAGCCGCGGCCGGGGCGGACATGCCCGGCGACCTGGGGGCTGAGATGATCGGGTTCGTCAATGAACTCAAATCGTTCCGCGCCGATATTCAGAAACGACTGCAAGCACAGGAAGATCGCATGACCATGCTGGACCGCAAGACCATTTCCCGTGGCCGCGCCCCTCTGTCGGCCGAGGCCGATGCCGGCGCACCGCATCAAAAGGCGTTCGACGCCTATATCCGCCACGGCGATGATGACGCGCTGCGCGGCCTGCCGCTGGAAGGCAAGGCCATGAGCACCGTCAGCGACGGCGGTTTCCTGGCTGCGCCGACCGTGGCGCTGCAGGTGCAGGACGCGCTGAACATCACCGCTTCGCTGCGTCGCGTGGCCAATGTCGTGGCTGTCGAGTCCGCCAATTACGAAGTGCTGGTCGACATGGGCGATATCGCCAGCGGCTGGTCCACCGAGGCGACCGCGCAGGCCGAGACCGGCACCTCGACCGTGCAGCGCGTGGTCATTCCGGTCCATGAGCTGTCGGCCATGCCCAAGGCCAGCCAGCGCCTGCTGGACGACGCGGCCTTCGACATCGAGACCTGGCTGGCCGATTGCATCGCCACCAAGTTTGCCCGTGCCGAGGCCACGGCCTTTGTCAGCGGCGACGGCGTCAACAAGCCCAAGGGATTCCTGACCCATGCGAAAGCCCCGAACGGCACCGCGACCAATGTGCAGATCGGCACCATCCCTTCGGGCGGGGCGGGCGATTTTGCCTCGACCAACCCGGCCAATGCGCTGATCGATCTGGTCTATGCGCTGGGTGCGCAATACCGCGCCAACGGCACCTTCGTGATGAACTCGAAGACCGCCGCTGCCGTGCGCAAGATGCGTGACGCCGATGGCCGCTTCCTGTGGGCCGACAGCCTGGCGATGGGTCAGCCGGCGCAGCTGCTGGGCTATCCGGTGCTGGTCTGCGAGGACATGCCCGACATCGCGGCAGGGTCCTTCTCGATCGCGTTTGGTGATTTCCGCTCGGCCTATACCATCGTCGAGCGCCCGGACCTGCGGGTTCTGCGCGACCCCTTCTCGGCCAAGCCGCATGTGCTGTTCTATGCCACCAAACGCGTCGGCGGCGGCGTCACTGACGCCCGTGCCATCAAGCTGATGGTCTTCGGCTGATCCAAGGCCGAAGCGGGGGCCGCGCGGAAAAATGTCCGCCCGACCGGCTGAGCAACTGTCCGCGCGCGCAAGGGCGGACATGCGCGGCCCCCATGTCATTCGCCCTTGGGAATGCAGCCACCGTGCGAACGGGAGAGACAAAGATGATGCTTGTGGAAGTGACGGCGCCAGCCCTTGAGGCGCTGCCGGTCGCAGGGTTGCGAGACCATCTGCGGCTGGGAACAGGGTTCGAGATGGCCGGGGACGCGGCCGAAACTGCGGCCCTGGCGGGTTTTCTGCGGGCGGCCATGGCCACCATCGAGGCGCGCACCGGCAAGGCGCTTCTGGTGCGGCAGTTCCGCCTGCGGCTTGAGGAATGGCGCGACCCGATGGGGCAACCCTTGCCGCTGGCGCCGGTGGCCGCCATCGAGCGGGTCGAGATCGACGATGGCGCGGGCAACCTGACGCTGGTCGATCCGGCAAGCTATCGCCTGCAGCCCGACATGCAGCGCCCGGTTCTGGCGCCGGTCGGGGCCTTTTTGCCGCAGATTCCGTGTGGCGGTCATGTGACCATCACCTTTCGCGCGGGCTTTGGTCCGCAATGGTCCGATGTGCCGGCCGATCTGGCGCAGGCGGTGCTGATGCTGGCCGCGCGCTATCACGAGGATCGCAGCTTCGAGGGGACGCAATCGGCGATCCCCTTCGGGGTCAGTGCGTTGATCGAGCGCTGGCGCTCGGTCCGGGTGCTGGGGGGGCGCGGCAATTCGCGCGGCCGGGCATGACGGCGCCGCGGCTGACGGTGCCGCTGGTGATCGAAAGCCCGGTCCGTGAGCCCGACGGCATGGGTGGTTATCGCTTGGTCTGGCAGGACACTGGGCAGATCTGGGCCGAGATGCGGTCGGGCGCGGGCGGCGAGCGGTTCGCCGAGGTGGGGGCGCGAAGTGTCGTGACCTGGCGGATCACCGTCAGGGCGGCGGCCGCAGGCGACCCGCGCCGTCCGCGCCCCGAGCAGCGGCTGCGCATGGGCGAGGGTCCGCAGGCGCGGCGTTTCAGGATCGAGGCGGTGGCCGAAAGCGACCCGCAGGGCTGCTGGCTGGCATGCATCGCGAAAGAGGAGTCCCTGGCATGAGCTATGCAGCGACGGCCGCGCTTCAGACGGCAGTCTATCAGGCTTTGCGTGACAGCGAGGCGCTGGCCGATCTGGTCGGGGATGCGATCTATGACGCGATGCCGGTGGCGGCGCCGACCGGGACATATGTCTCGCTGGGGCCGGAAGAGGTCCGGGACGCGGGTGACATGACGGCGCCAGGTGCGCGCCATGATTTCATCGTCTCGGTCCTGTCGGGCACCGATGAGGCGAACGGGTTCGGGGCGGTGAAAGAGGTCGCGGTGGCGGTCTCGGAGGCGCTTGAGACGGCAGAGATCACGCTGGATCACGGTCATCTGGCGGGGCTGTGGTTCCTGCGCGCGACCGCGCGCCGGGCCGAGAATGGCGTGGGGCGGCGGGTCGACATGACCTTTCGCGCGCGCATTGACCTGGGTTGAGGAGAGACGGAAATGGCGGTGCAGAACGGACGCGACCTGCTGATCAAGATGGACATGACCGGAGACGGCCAGTTCGAGACGATCGCGGGTCTGCGCGCGACGCGGCTGGGGTTCAATGCCGAGACTGTGGATGTGACCAGCCTGGAAAGCGAGGGCCGCTGGCGCGAGCTGCTGGCCGGCGCGGGGGTGCGCTCGGCCTCGATCTCGGGGTCGGGGGTGTTTCGCGATGGAACCACCGACCAGCGCGCCCGGCAGGTGTTCTTTGACGGCGAAGTGCCACGTTTTCAGGTGGTGATCCCCGATTTCGGCGCGGTCGAGGGGGCGTTCCAGATCACGTCTCTGGAGTATGCGGGCAGCTATAACGGTGAGGCGACCTATGAGATTTCCATGGCAAGCGCGGGCGTCATCAGCTTCGTCGCCTTCTGAAATGGCCAACCCGCTGGCGGGCGAGGTCGAGATCTGGCTGGACGGCCGGCCGCATTGCGCCAAGCTGACGCTGGGCGCTTTGGCCGGGCTGGAAAGCGAGCTGGGCGCCGAAAGCATGGTGGCCCTGGTCGAGCGCTTTGAGCAGGGGCGCTTTTCCAGCCGCGACGTGATGGCGGTGCTGGTAGCCGGGCTGAAAGGCGCGGGCTGGGCTGGGGGCATGGATGAGCTGCTGGCCGCCGAGTTCCGCGGCGGTCCGGTCGGTGCGGCGCATGCGGCGGCGGCACTGCTGGCGCGGGCCTTTCGGATCGAGGGCACATGAGCGGGAAGGCTGCGGGCGGCATGGACTGGCCGGGGCTGCTGCGCGTGGGGATCGGCCCGGCCCGGCTGGGCGGGCTGGGCCTGACCCCCGCGCAATTCTGGGCGCTGACCCCGGCCGAACTGGCGCTGATGCTGGGCATCGAGCCGGGCAAGGGCGGTGCGATGACGCGCGGCAGGCTGGCCGAGCTTGTCGCCCGCTATCCCGACGCGCCCGCGAAATAGAACCGCAAGATCAAAAGGAGGCGCCGTCGTGGCGAACAAGGACGGATTCGACCGGCTGGAGGACGATGGCCAGGTCATGCTGGGCAGAAGCTTTGACGACAGCGCGCGCATGACCGCCGCCTTCGAAGCCGAACTGTCACGGCTGCGCGAGTCGATGCTTTACACCAATCGCGAGGTGACGACCCTCAGCTCGGGCATCGGCAGCGGATTGCGCCGTGCCTTCGAAGGGCTGGTCTTTGACGGCATGAAGCTGAGCGATGCGCTGAAGGGCATCGCCCGCAGCATGGCCGATACCGCCTTTTCGGTGGCGATGAAGCCCTTGGAACAGGCGCTGTCGGGGGCAATCGCGCAGGGCGTGAATGGGCTGATTGGCGGGGCTTTGCCCTTTGCCAATGGCGGTGCTTTTGCGCAGGGCCGGGTCATGCCCTTTGCCAAGGGGGGCATTGTCAGCCAACCGACCTATTTCCCGATGCGCGGCGCGACCGGGCTGATGGGCGAGGCCGGCGCCGAGGCGATCATGCCGTTGCGGCGCGGTGCCGATGGCCGGCTGGGCGTGGCGGCGGGGGGCGGCGGGCGGCCTCTCAACGTGACCTTCAATGTCTCGACCCCCGATGTGGCGGGGTTCCAGCGCAGCCAAAGCCAGATCGCCGCCCAGATGGGCCGGCTGCTGGCGCGCGGCGAAAGAAACGGGTGATCCATGGCATTTCACGAGATCAGATTTCCGGCCAACCTGTCCTTTGGCTCGGTCGGGGGGCCCGAGCGGCGGACCGAGATCGTTTCGCTGACCAATGGTCACGAAGAGCGTCGCACGCCTTGGGCACATTCGCGTCGGCGCTATGATGCCGGGCTGGGCTTGCGCTCGCTGGACGATGTGGCGGCGCTGATCGCCTTTTTCGAGGCGCGTGCCGGCCAGATGCACGGTTTTCGCTGGAAGGACTGGGCCGATTATAAATCCGCCGCCCCGAGCCTTGCGCCAAGTTATCGGGATCAGCTGATCGGAACCGGGAATGGGGTGAACCGGGTCTTTGCGCTGCGCAAGGCCTATGCCTCGGGGCCGGCGCAATATTGGCGCCCCATCGCCAAGCCGGTCGAGGGCACGGTGCTGGCAGCAGTCGGGGGTGTCGAGCTGCGACCAGATGTGGATTTCGAGGTCAACGCCATGGCCGGCATCATCACCTTTGCCGACCCACCGGAAAATGGTGGCAAGGTTACCGCAGGTTTTGAATTTGACGTGCCGGTGCGCTTTGACACCGACCGGATCGCGGTTTCGGTGGCCTCGTTCCAGGCGGGTGATTTGCCGCAGGTGCCCGTTGTGGAGGTCCGGCTATGAGCGAGACGATTGCACGGGCATGGGCTGTCACCCGCCACGACGGCATGGTTCTGGGCTTTACCGATCATGACCGCTCGTTGCAGTTCGAGGGAATCGAGTTTCGTCCCGATAGCGGGCTGAGCGCGCGGGCCGTGGTGCAGGGCTCGGGCCTGTCGGTGGACAATACCGAGGCGGCGGGCGCCCTGTCGGACAGCGCCATCACCGAGATCGACCTGATGGCCGGCCGCTGGGATGCGGCTGATGTCCGGCTGTGGGATGTGGACTGGTCCAATCCCGAAAACCGGCGGCTGATCTTTCGCGGCCATTTGGGCGAGGTCACGCGCAGCGGCGCCGCGTTTCGTGCCGAACTGCGCGGGCTGTCCGAACCGCTGAACCGGACGCAGGGGCGGGTCTATCACCCGCGCTGTTCGGCGAGTCTGGGGGACGGCCAGTGCAAATTCGACCTGACCCGCCCCGGCTATTCGGCCGAGGGCGTGATCGTCGCGCATGAGGACGGGCAGCGCTTTACGCTGTCTGGGATCGAAGGCCACGACGCGGCCTGGTTCGAGCGCGGCCAGTTGGTCGTGATTTCGGGCGTGGCCAACGGGCTGTCTGGGATCGTCAAGCGAGATCTTGCCTCGGCTGGGACGAGGCGCGAGGTCGAGCTTTGGTCCGGGCTTGGTGTCTATCCAGCAATCGGTGACCGCGTTCGGCTGGTCGCGGGCTGTGACAAGCGCGGTGAAACCTGCCGGATGAAGTTCCTGAACTACCTGAACTTTCGCGGATTTCCGCATCTGCCGCCCGAGGATTGGCTGTTGACCCCCAAGGTGAACCGATGAGCCGTGAGATCGTTCAGGCGGCGCGCGGCTGGATCGGGACGCCCTATGTGCATCAGGCCTCGGTCAAGGGCGGAGGCACGGATTGTCTGGGGTTGGTACGCGGGGTCTGGCGCGAGTTCTTTGGGATCGAACCCGAGGCCATGCCGGCCTATACGCCGGATTGGGGTGAAATCGGCGGCAGTGAGCTGCTGTTGGGCGGGGCGGGGCGCTTCCTGCAGCCGGCACCGGACGAGCAGCCCGGAGATGTCCTGGTCTTTCGCATGAGGGCCGGGGCAGTCGCCAAACATATGGGAATATTGGCGCAAACCGGCGCCGAGGCCAGTTTCGTGCATGCCTATGACCGGCATGGCGTGGTCGAAAGCCCGCTTTCGGCGCCTTGGAGGGCGCGGATCGCGGGGCGGTTCCGGTTTCCGTCGATCTAATTGGAAGGATAGGGCGCAATGGCGACGATTTTGCTGTCGGCGGTGGGGGCATCGCTGGGTGCGGGCTTTGGCGGCACCATTCTTGGCATGTCGGGGGCAGTCATCGGCCGCGCCATCGGCGCGACCCTTGGCCGCGTGATCGACCAGCGCCTGCTGGGGGCTGGCTCAAAGGCGGTCGAGACGGGGCGCGTGGATCGCATGCGCATTCAGACCGCTGGCGAGGGTAATCCGGTCCCGCGCCTGTGGGGACAGATGCGCGTGCCGGGTCATTGCATCTGGGCCGGGCCGCTGGTCGAGGTCCGCAAGAAACAGGGCGGTGGCAAGGGATCGGCCCCCAGCGTGACCAATATCAGCTACCGGCTGAGCTTTGCGCTGGCCCTGTGCGAAGGGCCGATTCTTGGTGTGGGCCGCGTTTGGGCCGATGGCGAGGAGGTCTCGGCCGATGATCTGAACATGCGCGTTTATATGGGCGATGAGACGCAACTTCCGGACCCGGCGATTTCGGCACAAGAGGGGGAAAACGCGCCGGCCTATCGCGGCGTCGCCTATGTCGTGATCGAGGATCTGGGGCTGGAGAAATGGGGCAATCGCGTCCCGCAGCTTTCCGTCGAGGTCACACGGGCGGCCAAGGGCGGGCGCGGTCTGTCGCGCGAAGTGCAGGCCGTGGCGATGATCCCCGGCACGGGCGAATATTCGCTGGCGACGACTCCGGTCAGCTATGACCTGGGGATGGGCGAGATGCAGGTTATCAACCGCAACACGCCTATCGCTGGCAGCGATTTTCTGGCCTCGATGCAAACTCTCGGCCGTGAACTGCCGCTGGTGGGCTCGGTTTCGCTGGTTGTTTCGTGGTTCGGGGACGATCTGCGCGTCGGCGAATGTGCGGTACGCCCCAAGGTCGAGGATACATCGCGTGAGGGGCATGGGATGGACTGGCGCGCGGGTGGCGTTGGGCGCGATCAGGCAGTCGAGGTCGCGCGGGTCAATGACCGCCCAATCTATGGCGGTACGCCCGCCGATGGCTCGGTCATCGAGGCCTTGCGCGCGATCAGCGAAAGCGGCCGCAAGGCGGTGTTCTATCCCTTCATCCTGATGGAGCAGCTGGCCGGAAACGGTCGTCCGGATCCCTGGAACGGCGCGGAAAACCAGCCGGTCATGCCCTGGCGTGGCCGTATCACCACGAGCATTGCCGCCGGGCGCGCGGGCAGTCCCGCCGGGACCGCAGCCGCCCTTGCCGAAGTCGCGCGCTTTTTTGGCGCGGCCCAGCCGGGGCATTTCCAGCGTGACGGCGATCAGATCACCTATAGCGGTCCCGCCGAATGGTCCTATCGCCGCTTCATTCTGCACTATGCGCATCTTTGTGCGGCCGCTGGCGGGATCGACTCGTTCTTGATCGGGTCCGAGATGGTAGGGCTGACGCAGATCCGTGGGGCGGCGAACAGCTTTCCTGCGGTCGCGCAGCTGAGGCAGCTGGCGGCGGATGTGCGGGCTATTCTGGGCGAGGACGTCAAGATTGGCTATGCCGCCGACTGGTCGGAATATTTCGGCTATCACCCCGGCAATGGTGATCTGTTCTTTCACCTCGACCCGCTTTGGGCGGATGAGAACATCGACTTCATCGGCATCGATAATTACATGCCGCTGTCCGATTGGCGCGAGGGTGAGACGCATCTGGATGCCGCTTGGGGGCGGATCGACAATCCCGACTACCTGCGTGCCAATGTCGCTGGTGGTGAAGGTTATGACTGGTATTACGCGCGCGACGAGGATCGCCACGAGCAGCGCCGGACGCCGATCCAGGACGGCGCCCATGATGAACATTGGGTATGGCGTTACAAGGATATCCGCAACTGGTGGTCGCAGCATCACCATAACCGGATCAACGGGGTGCGGCAGGCGCAGGCCACGGGATGGATCCCCGGCTCAAAACCGGTCTGGTTTACCGAGATGGGCTGCGCGGCGCTGGACAAGGGGACGAACCAACCCAACAAGTTCCTGGATGCCATGAGCTCGGAATCGATGCTGCCCTATTTTTCGGATGGGCGGCGCGATGATGTGATCCAGGCGGCCTATGTTCGTGCGATGACCGAATTCTGGTCAGAGCCGGCGAACAATCCGGCGCGGCGGGCCTATGGGCGCACGGATGCGGGGCGCATGATCGACATGTCGCGCGCCCATGTCTGGTGCTGGGATGCGCGGCCTTTCCCCGCCTTTCCGGTGCGGACCGATCTGTGGTCGGATGGCCCGGCATGGGAACGCGGGCATTGGCTGAATGGCCGTGCCGGCGCGGTGCCCTTGTCCGATGTCGTGGCAGAGATCTGCCGCGAGGCGGGCGTGCGAGCATTTGACACCGAAGGGCTGCGCGGTCTTGTGCGGGGCTATTCTTTGCCGGGCTCGGAAAGCGGACGGGCGGCCTTGCAGCCTTTGATGCTGGCGCATGGCTTCGATGCGGTCGAACGTGATGGTGTCCTGGGCTTTGTCATGCGCGGTGGCAGGGTCGTCGCAGAGCTTGGGCCACAGGACATGGCGCTGGCCGAAGAGGTCGAGGCGGTCGAGGTCTCGCGCGCGGCAGATGCCGAACTGGCCGGGCGCGTGCGCCTGACCCATGTCGAGGCGGGCGGCGACTATGCTGCGCGTACTGCCGAAACGGTGATGCCGGGTGGTGAGTTCCGCGCCGTTTCCGACAGTGAGCTGGCTATGGCACTGACCCGGGGCGAGGGGCAGGCGATGGCCGAGCGCTGGCTGTCCGAAACCATTGTGGCGCGGGATTCTATACGATTTGCGCTGCCTCCCTCGCTTGGGCATCTGGGGCCGGGCGATGTCGTCCGGCTGGCCGAGGGCCGCGCCGAGGCCCGGCGTTGGCGCATCGACCGCGTGGAGCGCGCCGGTGCGATCACTGTCGATGCCGTCCGCGTCGAGCCGGGGATCTACCGCCCGGCGCGTGCGGTCGAGGGCGAGGCGTCCTCGCGCGCCTTCCGGCCCCCGATTCCGGTCTGGCCGGTCTTCATGGACCTGCCATTGTTGCGGGGTGATGAGGCTCCGCATGCGCCGCATCTTGCGGTAACAGCGACACCCTGGCCGGGGGCGGCAGCGGTCTGGGTCTCGGCTCAGCAGGTTGGCGGCTATGGGCTGAACACGACCATCGCACAGCCCTCGATCATGGGGCAGACGATGACGCCGCTTGCGGCTGCGCGGTCCGGGGTCTGGGATCGCGGGTCGGCCCTGCGGGTGCGCGTCAAGGGGGGCACGCTGGAAAGCGCCACGCCTGAGGCGCTGATGTCGGGCGCGAACCTGATGGCGATTGGCGATGGCTCTGCCGAAAACTGGGAGCTGCTGCAATTCGCCGAAGCGCGTCTGATTTCGCCCGGTCTGTGGGAGCTGTCGATGCGGCTGCGCGGACAGGCGGGCACTGATGCCTTGATGCCCGAGGTCTGGCCGGTGGGCAGCACGGTCGTGCTGCTGGACGGTGCGGCGCAGCAGGTGGATCTGGCGCCCACGGCGCGCAATCAGTTGCGGTACTGGCGGATCGGACCAGCGACGCGGGCGCCGGACGATGCCAGCTATCGCCCGATTGCGCAGGCCTTCCGGGGTGCCGGGCTGCGCCCGCTGTCGCCCTGTCACATCATGGTCAAGGGCCACGCCATCAGCTGGATCCGCCGGACGCGGATTCAGGGTGACGGGTGGGAGGGCCCGGACGTGCCGTTGGGCGAGGCGCAGGAGCTGTATCTGGCCCGACTGGTTCGCGGCGGCAATGTGCTGGCGCAGGCGCAGGTTTCTGCGCCGCATTGGACCGTGCCACAGGATATCTGGTCTTCCGCCGTGGCGGGGGGCGCGTTTGCCGTTGAGGTGGCCCAGCTTTCCGACACGTTCGGCCCGGGACAATATGCAAGGAGGATGATCGATGCCTGA